CCCACTGTATTGTGAAACCCGTGGAATTATCACGTGCCCATCCATTAGTTCCATTAGAAACTGACCAATTGGAAGAGTTAGTTGTAACAGTATCCTGAGTGGTGATAGTAAAAGTTGTTCCATTGCCACGGGTAAACGTAATCGTTCGGCCGTTTACACTGACGTTTTTGATGTAGGTCGTGTTAATTTGCTGGCCAGCACTATCCTGAGTTGCTTTGGTTGCCGACGTCGCAGATCCCGCAGAGGCTGCATAGTCTGCGTTTGTAATAGTTCCTGTAATCTTACCGGACATGGTCCCGCCGGTTAGTGGTAGACACACTCCCGCGTCCTCTTTACCGCTCATCTCGACTTTAGTCGCATAGGTTGCCGTTATCTCATTGCCGTCCTTATCGGTTTTGGCCGCTTCAGCCACATCAACATAAGGAATCAGATATTTTCCCGTGGTCGGGTCTTTAAGAAGTGCTCTTATCGCATCTGCTGTTATTGACATAATTTTTCCTCATCGATTACGAGTTGAACGCCATCCTGTTCAACGACAACGTCGTATGTAATTAAACCTTCTAGGGCCCTTTTGAGCCCTTTCGGAGTTACGGCACGAGATGCATCCTCGCCTGCCAATGTTTCGTCCGCCGTAGCCAACTCCACCGTCCCATGGATTTCAACGGTAGCTTTTGGAGGCCTCAAATCGTTTAATTGCTCTTCTGTAAAGTCTGAGAAAACAAACGGATCGCCCTTATCCCCTTTGTCACCTTTGGGAATGCCGAACTTAAATAAGGGATTCTCATCAGTACCGCTTTTGTCTACCGTAGGCTGCTGACCCGCTTCAAGAGGAACAACTTCAACCTCGATGTCAGGAGTTAGCCCCGTCGGTCCGACATCCCCGAAGACAGCAAGAACCGGACCCAAAACAATCTCTGTACCGTTCGATTCCAGCAGTTCGAAGACCTCTCCGTTTCGGTTGATGATGTGATCACCAACTTTTGCGTTGCTGTTAGGAGTTAATGCAGCCATGAGGTTCGTCCCTTCATGAGCATCAGCAAGCCAGCGCATGGAGTAACCGGCAGAATTGACCAGCTCTTCCACTTGATTTTTAGTTAACCGAATCGCATCCAAAATCTCTTGTGCCTGAAGCTTTACTAAGTTAACCTGTTCCCCGCCTTTAGCATCCAACGCAGCAATAAGAGTCTCAAGTTTTGCCTCCAGCTCAGCCGTCTTTTGCTCAATTTCTTCCTGAGAAGCCTCTGTAGCCGCATTAACTGCTGCGACTTGGGCCTCTCCGGCCTCTCGAACCTGGGCAACCTTTGAATCTGCTTCAGCCTGCGCCGCTTCAGCAAACTCCTTGGCTTTTTCGGCCCAGTCCTGAGCGTCCCCTGCAAATCCTTCGGCTTTGAATGCCCGCTGCCTAAAGTCTTCAAAGATGTCTGCCAACTGATGAAGGTTATTCTCATCCGGCTCGATTCCCGCACCTTCGATCACATTCATGAATTCTTCTGTAATCATATGGTGCCAGTAGGAGCCTAACGTTGTCGGCAGCCCTTTTTCGTTTTTATCTCCGTCCTGAGGATATCCGTAGGACGGATTTTTAGGCGGCAGCGGCGGAGTATCCGATGCATTTGCGTAATAAAGTCTTTTCATTACTTGTTCCTGTTCATGCATTAAAAAAGCCCCTTTCGGAGCTTGTTAAATATGAATGTATACGGGGACCCTGCTGGCAGGAGGCTGTATGTGATTAGTGCGGCCATAGACAGGAGAACAGCGATTCGCATTAAAGTCAATCCTGAAATGTTGGTCATGAGACCCGGATCTTGAACCTTGATTGTCACGCGTATACGTTCTCCAAAAAGCGCCTGACACCATGCTCGTATCATTGTCGTACGCATTGAAGTCGCCTATGGTTCCCAAAATTGGAGGCGCCCCTGAATCAATATATTGCCCCACTCCCCAGTTGGAGCCCCACAGCACTCGGTCTAATAGGTACGGCACGTTAAAAGTGGTCGAACCGTTGCCTGCTCCCCACGTCGTGCCAATGGCCCGAAACAGACTCGCGAAACCGGATCGGCTGACCGCTCTTCCATCACAAAGTATCCAATTGGGACTATTGATAAAACAACCGGCGTAGATAATGAAGCCCGGAGGAAAGGTTTCAAATTTATCCACCCTATCTGTGACGCCTTTTAACACGGTATTTATTTTTGCCTCTAACTTAGTCAGTCTTGCCTCAATACTCTGATTAAGCTGGTCAAGCGTGTTTTTATTCGGCTTAATTCCTCCTCCGACAATTGCATTCCTGATTTCTTCGGTTACCGCGTTATACCAAGGGGCTTTAGGAACCGTAGCGAGCTGTCCGCCCGTGCTCGACCCGTCTGTCGGATAACCTAAAGGCGCATCCTCTGCAAATTTTGGTTCGACCTGAACCACTCTAGCTCCGTATGCTCTGTCCATTTTCTTGTTCCTTAAAATCCCAATAACCAAAATAAAGTGTCGTGTGCGCCGGTGCGTACCGTCTGATCAGACACTCAATCACTGAGTCTCCCCACCAAGCTAAAGCCTCTTTTGTTTCCCCGGTTACCTCGTGCCACTGCAGTGTATTGTTTGAACCTCCGATGACGTTGACGCGCCATGTGTGCGGCCAAATGTTGTCAGCCAGAACATCGTTAACCCGGCTCATTACGTTGTAGCCACTGAATTCATCAATCACTATGAGGTAGCCGAACATCGCGGCCAAATCTATAAAGAATTGAGGCGTCTGGGAACCTACCGTGGTCATTTTCCAAATCAAGAGACGCCGCAGCGTGTTGATGTCTGTTGCACCCCACAGCTTTAAGCACTCATCAGGCAGTCCCCATTCTTCAAGCCACTCAGGAAAGGTTTCGATTGCAAAACGAGGGTCCGCCTCTGTAATAAGCGCGTTTGCTCTGGAGTCGATCCTAGCCAGCTCGATCGCCCAAACTTCAAACATCATGGCGTACAGACTGGTTGAATCCCCTCTCGGCCATACGGGGCCGGGAGGCAGAAGCTCTTTGAGCATCCCTACATATTCGTTTGCCGTTACTGCCATGTGATCTCTCCCAATGTCAGCAGCTCATTGTTACTGTCGGGAATCGGGTCGGAGGTTGGAGAGGTAACTGTATGATCTTCTTCACCTAACGCAGCACTAATAGCCGCTCGGATATGCGACAAATAAATTCGTTGTCCGGGAACCCCTTCTCTGGCAAATAAGTCCTTGAGCTCTTGCTTTACGGCTTCTCTGACTTCAGCATCATCAGGAAGCAGGCCGGCAATAACAATGTTGACTGCCTTAATCTCCGGAGCTCTGACATAGAGGTGAGCCGTCACAGGACGCAGCTTGTCGATATGTTCAAATACCTTATCCCGCATAGCCTTATCGGGGATGATCTCGGCCATGCCGTCACAAACAAATCGGACGGTAACGGTGCCCTCGCCTTCTTCTTTAGGGAATGCCCAAGCTCGGGTTACGCCCGGCACTGCTAACGCCCACTGAACATAGTCAGATTCCGTTCCGCCGTGAGGTGTCTCCCTGACGCGGGAGAGAAGACGTGCTCTGAGGCTGTCGTCGGTCTCAGCCTCGCTTCCGCCTCCGAGTTTAACAATCGTAACTTCGCTAAAAACACCCACAATCGGAGAAACCAGCGTCAGCACATCTTCTTCCAACTGGTTGCCGGAAGTTCCCTCGTTTAAGGCTTCAACTGCGGCCGTCCCATCTGAAGAGACAGGCCCTACGGTCTTGTACTGCACTCCGTCATCAGACTGCAAAATCGTCCCTTCCGGAACATTGATGAGTTCTCCGGAAAAACGAAAAACAATCTCTCCAGAAGCTTTCGTAGCTTTCTTCCTGGCTAAACCGTAAATGGAGGCCCAGCGATCCAAATAGTCACTTTCTGCCGTATCAAAAAACTGCTGCCGATTTAAATACTCGATATAGCCGTACAGAGAGTGAGCAGCTCCGGCCAAAACTCTGTCAAAGACTCTCGCATTGGAGCGCCTCATCTGCGGGACGGACAATCTGCTCTGAGTATCCCCGTCGAGTCTTTCTATGATTTCTTTTAGTGTCGGACGTTCAAAACTCATAATTTGCTCCACACATCAACAAATCGGGCGGTAAGTGTTTTTTGATCGGGACGAATAATCTCAATCAGTAAGTTAAGGCGATCCACTCCGTCCAGTTCTGCCCTCGCCGTCACTTCCTCAGCAATGCGGTCTTCAACCATCCACTGGAGGGCTTCCTGAGCGTATTCTTCGGCCAAAGCAAGCGTTTCGGTAGTGAGAGTTGAGCGCATCAGCAGCCAGAGCCTCGAACCGAATTTGTCTCCTTCCTCAGAGAAGGAATCCGCCCACCAACCCATCTTGGATTCTGTCGGCCTCTCGTCATCGTCCTCGGCTCTGGCCCAAGAAAAAAGGCTGTTTACCACAGCCCTTGCTAAATCGTCCTTGGCAAAATCCGTTAGGGTTGCCTCGGCGCCGTTTAAATAAAATTGCATAGCTTGATCCAAAGGAATGCCGAAACGCAGGCCAACAAAGATATTGCGATAACCCACACGAAAAACACAAA